AAGTGTGCAGTATTAAATGTGTGAGTAGAATCCATTAGACTATCCTATTAATGTTAAAATTATATGTGCTAATAGTAACAGCTGAACCATTAGGAAATTCTTGTGAACGATAGTCGTTAGTATTAACATAACGCTGTTGATAATTGCCGGCGCCGTTTAACTTAGTATCAGTCATGGTCCCTCTTGATTGCCCTGCGCCATTTATGTTATATGATACCTTTATTCCCATCCAAAAGTTTAACTCATTTTGTAATAGTGCTACAAATTCCGTAGGAGTAAATGGAATCAAATCTCCGTCTGCATTTAATTTATAAGGCATTGGATGAGTTTCTGTACTTTGTAAGCTTGACTCACCACGATGCAAATAATATTGAACAAGTGTTTGAGGTTGATCTAAAGCTTCTGGTATTCCTCCTGCAGAATATAAAGAAGTATTTGCTCTTGTATCTGAAAATACTACATTACCGAACGTGCCTTCAATAAGCTTATGATTGGCTAAAGGAGTAAGTGTATTAGTAATACTATAAATCCCTGGTCTATTATTACCATCAGTTAAAATATCTATAGCAGGACTAATAAAAGTATCATAAAAATCTGTAAATGACATGACTTTTATTTGCCCATTGACATAATATACTGGATATGTTCTTCCTCCTCCACTACTTGAAGAGTAAGATCCTGGGTTATTACTTAATTTATCAAATGAAACTGTTACAGTCTGTGGTTCAGAAGTGGTTGATTCAGGATGAAAAGATGATACACTTTGTTGAAATGTGCCAGCCTGTGTTCGAGTATCAGACATCGCAGTTAAATTTCCACTGTTACCAACAACTATATCTACTGTTGGATTGGGATTAATACCATTCATCATCACAGCTCTATCTCTAATTCGAGATAAGTGTTCTGCAGTCATGGTTTTAATATCATCTGCATCTGCATATAAGGGACGTCTTACTGCCATTTTAAGATCCTGGAGTTCTAAGGGTCTTTACTATTGATCCACCTGAGTCATATATATTTAATGTAACAACTGAATTAAATTTAGACGATGTGATTGCAGCATTAGAAATTTTTCCTGCATCAACAGCTAAGTTAGCAATTTTTATTGTAGTGACAGATAAGTCTGCTAAGTTTGATGTTGCAACTCCTGCAGTTGAAATAATAGTTCCATCAACTGATGATAACGTATAATGCTTTGTCTTTAAAGAATTTTGCATGATATGATCTGAATCAATAGATGAATCACCATATGATGTGCCTGTAAGAGGAAATCTAGCAGATTCTAAAGTAGCAATTTTAACGTCAATCATTGCATTAACTGTAGCAGAATCTTTTTCATTCGCTTGAACTGAATTAATAGCTTTCACCAAATCTACTGTTGTGTTTGTATTAAGACTATCTAAGTCTCCAAAATACGTACTTAAGAGATTTGTTTTTGTTCTCCATGTATCAACTAAATCGTTAATATCAACTACAATTTTACGTGCCATTTTTACCTACCATATTTCTAAGCATATCTTTTATTTCAGATATATCTGATTTAAGATTATTTATATCTATTTCTACGTTCTTCGCTTTAATAGCATTGGCTCTTCGTTGCGCCTTTACATCTTTAGCTCTTTCCATTTGGGCTACGTTTGTATTTATAATGGCGTTAGTCATAGTATCTCTAACCCAACCAGTCTCATTTTCTATTTTAACATATCTATTTGTTTTCATTATACACTCAATGCTATTACGCGTAGATCTTTAAACTGTGGAACATATGCATTATTCGAAGAATTCATAACTAACTTCAATTGAAATTTAGTAAATGGTGCAGATAATCCATCATCACCTCCAACTAAATATTCATAATCTCTATAAATTCCTGGAGTTTCATCAGTAGGCAATTCACTTGTTCTTACAATTTCTACCCAAGGATTGTCGTTAAACAATTGGTTTTCAGTAAGAGTTTTAAAATATAACTTAAAGTCTGTAACCGAAGGACGGTTAGCTGCTAAGATAATTTTCAAACCAATAGCATCATCTTCTAATGTAACTGATCTAGTAATATGCTTAGCTAAGTTTGTACCACCTTGTGGATCAGTTTCTGGAACATATATGATAGGATTATTTCTATTATTTGAATCACCATTAGTTGATTGATGATCAATTCTATTATGAATTGTCCATAGTGACGCTCTTTGCATATCAATTACAGGAGTTACATATGGGTTCCTAGTTCCCATATTAAAGTTAAGTGTCGCACCCTTATTATTTCCATTAGATATTCTTTGTTCTCTAGAAGGAATAATTTGTGGAGCTCCAAAGTAGTTATTTTCAGACATTATCAATGGAGAGAATATAGCAGATTTTGCGTAATCTGTTTCTACACCTGCTATTGATTTACCTGATGTAAATGCACCTGCCATATTTAATGTTGTAGATGTAGGTAACATAGTCTGAACAACTGGAACTACTTGTTCAAATAACATTTGTTTAGTTGCTTGTGCAACATACTCACCAAATGTTTCAGATACGTTAGCAGCTGAGTCAAGTGTTACTTTAATCATGTCATTATCATAACTATCAACTGTTCTAAACCCGTTAATTGAAGAACCTAGGACGTTTGCATATCTTGTTGCTGAATCCATTCCAGCAAATTGAACCACATCACCAGTAGTAAATCCATGATCAGGATGAAATATTCTTGCTTCGGCTGATCCAGCTGTTACTGTGATCGGATCACCTTCTAATAATGAGAATGAAGGATCGTTGGTTTCAAGTACAGCAATACCAGTGTCATTTGTAAAGTTACAAATTACAATTTCAAATGCCATATCGATATTTTGTGCTGCATCCCACGTGAATGAGTTTTGAGATTTAAAGAATGAACCAAGCGTTGGTTGTTTTGTAATTCTCTTTTCAGTTGAACCAAATATGAACTCACCAGTTTCTGCGATATAAACATTATATTCAATCGTTTCAGCAATAAGAACAAAACAATATTCTCTATAACCTTGGAGATATACTGGTTCATCAAATTCAAAGTATGTTACAACACTTCCGTCAGTTGATGTTGTAATATCTCCAGGATCTTTAAATACTACACCTCCTGGGATAACACTATAAGATGATGGGCTACCATTTGTCATAGTTCTTAATTCTAATTGACATGGAACTGTTCCCGGATCTTTCGTACTAAATCTTACACCAACCTTTGTTACAAATATTCCATCTCTTTCATATACTTCAAATGATTGAGCAATAGGATCTCCACCTGGACCACCACCATCATCACCGCCACCATCATCTTGTGGAATGAATCTAACAATTTGTGAGGCTGATGTACTAGTTCTTACATTAAGAAGTCTAGTAGATCTAATAGTTTCCTGTTTTGTTTCAAGAATACCATTTGCTTCATACATTGAGAATGCTCTTGAAGATGCATCTTCTTCTTTAGGAACAGTAATATCAAGAAGTTTAAATTCTCTTTGGCCGGTTCTAAATTTTATATCATTCGTATTAGGAATAAAGAATGAACCTTCAATTTTACCTGCGTCATCAGTTGTAAGTACACCTTTACCTTCTGGATGCTGAACAGCAGCGTTATGTCTTGAACCATATTGTGTAGGATCATCAGAAGCTCTTTGAAAAGTTTCTGGTCTTACCCAATCAGCAATTGAAATATCATTAAAGTATGCAAATACTTGAGTTGAAGGTTTTAATCCTTCAGCTTTAAGGAACACTTTACGTGATCTCATAAACGGAATAACCGCAACATCTAAAACTCTATCAGCAACTACTTCTCTAATCGTTTCACCTTGAACAATTCTTGTAACTGAGGTTGTATTTGTCGTAACAATTCTATTGCCAGATACGTTGGTGCTTGAGCCGCTGCTCTGCGCAAGTGTTCTACCTGCAAGATTGTTAACATCAGTTCCTCCCCATTGCCATTCCCAATTATTCCAAAGACCTTGTTGTTTTGGATCTAATCTAAATCCACCATCAATCATTCTTGCTGGTAATCTTTTTACTTCTCTCCAATCATCAGATTGAGGAGAAAGAAGAATACGTCCAGTGTTAGTAATAACCGCAAAAGGATTGACGTTTATTGTTCCTGAGTAAATAGGTTGATTTATCCAAGTTGTATCAGTATACTTTAGATAAACATTATCACCTTTTTTAATAGTATTAGTAGAAAGAGATGAGTCATACCTTAAACCAATTTGATCTTCGTTAAATGAAGGTCTTAATAGTCCTTCTCTTGGATCAATTGATGCTCTATATTCATCGGTTTGTGTATTAGAAGATAGCTGATCTCTAAAGTTATCAACTAAGAAACCTGCTTTAGTTCTATCAAGACCAAGTGAATCAAATACTTCAAATGTTTTTAGATTTGTTTCCAATGCACTTAACATTGCTATTTCTTCAATTTGATCAATCCGTGTCTCAAGTTTACCAATGTCTCTCATTGTAAACACTTTAGCTTCCATCAAATCTAAATCTGTATCTGAATCATTAATCGTAAATGGATTAAGTTTAATTCTATACAACTCCATTGAGTTGACAGGAGTTTCTGGAAGCTTAGGAGTTAATGAAGGTTGACCTCCAATTACTTTTAGTTTTCCATCAACATCAATTGTTAATCTATCAGATCTAGGCAAATAATATTCAACGTCTGCACTAATAAGATCATTAGGCGTTGGCAGCTCATTTAATCGAGCAGTACCACCAGCAAAGTTAGCACCATCATCAGTTAATCGAGGTCTAAAATCAAGAACATCTCTAAGATTAACTTTTGTTCCATCTGCTAAAATGTGATTAGGAATCTTACCATAATCAACCTGACCAGCATATGAGTTAACTGCGAAGAAATCACCAGATGCACCATGTGTAAAATATTTAAATGATGCAAATACATTTCCTGATGGAACTGTTGCACCTTTCTTAAGAACTAATCTTGCAGGTGCATAAAAGTTATCTCTTTGTCCATTATCAATAATGAATCTAGATTTAATATCAAGACCATTTGAATCAACATCCTTAATTGATACTACTTCAAATAAATCCGGTTTATGAAGATTGAATACTTTGATTGCGCCGTTACCAGCTCCTTCAGAATCAAGAGTAGCTGTGAGGAATGTACCATTACTTGAAGTTGAAGCTTTTGTGTTAGGAACGTTTAGAGTTTTAGATCTAACTGTTCCTGCACCTTTATTCACTTTAACTAATGCTTCAAAGGTTGAACTTGTAGGACCATTTGAAACCGTAACAGCCTGTGAACCAATTCCTGAAACACTTATTGTAGCTGATACATCTGTACCATTCGAGTCAATAGTAGTAATCCATTGAGATGGATTAGAAAAAGTTTCACCGTTTGCTGTTAATGTAAGTGAAGCGTTTCCACTAAAGTCAAAAGTTCCTGTTAAATATCTTTGAACTTCTAAAGATATATCTGTAATAAGCTTTGGTCTACCAGTAGGAAGTTGGAACAATAGATTATTGTTTTGTCCTTCATACATAGGCGTTAATCCACGAATCTGACCTACGTTAGCATAGTCATTTGTAGAACCACCAATTGATTTAACATTACGGAATGATTGATTATCATTCATCTGAACATCAAACAAGTAATATTTAAATTTAGCACCATCTTCTTGAAGATATCGAACTCTTGCTGTACCGATTGTAGTACCTAAATGATTCACTGAATCTTTTAAGTTACGAACTTGGAAAGCACTCATATTTGGAAGTGTTTTAAGACTTCTTCGAATACTTGGTGAGTTTGTAGAATCTGCAAGAAGAACATAGTTACCAAAAGATGAAGCAATAACTTCATTATTTACAGTTTGCGTTGTTTGAGCTCTTGGAATTACTATACTTTTAGTTGTATTAAGCGCAGCTCTATAACCATTAACATAAGAAACTCCTGGAGAAACTTCTACATTAATCTTAGTTGCATCAGAATCATTAGCACCCAATTTAACTCTAAACTGTTTTGCATTAAAGTCACCATTAATTTCAGATGTTCTTTCAGCCAATGCATCAGCAATTTTATTATATTGGCCAAAGCCAGTTACGCTTTCAGTAATCTTACCTTTAACAACTTTTGCTATAAAGATAAAGTTCTCAGAAGCTAAGATTTCATTTTCATTTATTAATTGTAGTGCAATTCTATATCTGTCTGCACCAGGAGAAGCTTTATTTGGGAGAGCTCCTTGGTTATCATAAAGATCTTCATCATCAGTAGCTCTTACGATATCCTGTACAACTTTGAATCCAATAGTAGCTGTTGGATTTTTAGCATATTTTGAAAGGATAATTGATTGTCTATTAAAGTTTACAAAGTGACCTTGAACAAAGAAGTTACCAGTTTCAACAGAAGCTCTACAACCTAAGCCTACAGCAGGGTTTGCAACCGTGTTTGTAGATTGAACTGTTAAGGTGTTTGTTCCATCAGAAATATCTGTGCCTGGAGCAAATCTAATAGCTGTTGTACCAGAAGTTGCACCTGAAGTTTTTGTGTATCTAACAAAAAGCGTTGCTGGATCAGCAGTGGTAGCAGCTACCGCCTCAATAACAATAGCTTTAATTTTTGCAGGAACATTACCATCAGAAAATTCATTACCTACTAACCCAACAAGATTAGTTGGCATTGTATTTGTGGTTGTATCTAATTTTATAAACTCATAACCAGTGTTAACTGTTACGTTACCTGGTTGAACCGCAGCACCTTCTTTAAAGATATTACTACCGAATCTTTCGATTTCTTTTTGAATAATAGTTTGCATTTGCGTGAGTTCACGCGCCTGAAGTGCTCTTCCTGAATTAAAGAGAATCCTATGATAGTTGTCGCTATCTTTGAAATCGTCTTTATACGTATCTGGAAAGACTTTTTGAGTAAAATCTATGGTCATTTATTTGCTACCTTAAAGTTGAATCACGACTTTGATGTCTTCTGTTTGATCAGGTGATCGTTCAATTGGTGATCTATTATCAATATATAGGACATCCCCTGTGAACTTATTTATAGTAGGTTGACGAAATGCTAATGTATCAGCGTCTACGCCTGCCGCTTCAATAATTCCGTCACCGTTTCCGTTAAGTTCGCCTAGAGCTTCACCTTCCTGAAAAGTTCCAAAACCAGTTGCTTCTGTTTGATGAAAATATACTAAAGAAGAATCAATATAATCTACATAAGCTTGTGCCGACGATGATGTTCCTTGAATTGTTCTGTCAATAGTGAATGCTGTTGATACTGTTGCAAGCTTTAAGTATTGCATTGCATTACCTGCATCTGCAATAAAATCTGAATCAGCAGCACTTACCATTTTCTTAGGATTTCTCATTAATACAGTTTGTCTAAAATCATTTCCTACTGGGAATGCACCAGTTTCTGTTCCTGCAATTTTTGAGTTAAACATTAAAGAGAAAGATCTTAAATCGTTTCTACAATCTGCACCTAATCCAGAGTCTGATGGGATGACTGCTCTTGCTGTAGCACCTGATCCACCTCCGCCTGTTATAGCAATGTTAGCAACTATATATCCTTTTCCAAATGCATGGCCAGTTAATGCGCCTGCACCTGAATCATTCATTTCAATTTTAGTTACAACACCACCTGTTACGAATGCTGTAGCAGCTGCTGCTTTACCTGTGTTATTTCCAACAATATTAACTGCAGGAACTGATGTATAACCAGATCCTCCTGTTATGAGTTGTATGCTACTAATTTCACCAGCATTTGAAGCTTGTTGAACAAGAGCTTGCTGTGCTTCCAAAGCTGAAAGTCCAGGAGCTCCTGCCGAATCGGCAATCTTTTGAAGTGGTATAAAATTAGCTGATGTAAATTGTGTACCTTGAAGAGCACCAATTGTATACATATATTTCCATATGTATCCATCAGAAGTTTCTACAGGACGAATACTTGAGCCTGTTGGTTTAACAGTTGATGTTTGTATTACACCTGCCGCGTTTTTACTTTGTTGTAGACACATATAAATTGAATTATCTTCGGTAAGAACATAATAAGAATTAGTAGGATAACCTGTTTGATTATCATCAAACGCTGAGTATATACTGCCTGAAGACCAGTTATATCTTGGTATAACAAATGAAACAGTTTCGGCAGTCTTTATTGCTTGAATTCCCATCCTAGCATTTCTAACTTCCCTTGTTGTATTCACCGGTGTTGGAGCAGCATCAGCAGAATCCCATGCTTCACTTTTTCCTATACCAATATAGTAATTTTCATTTGAATCTTTAACGTCAGCAAAGAGTTTGTTTACTAGCTCTCGTTTAAGTGTGTCTGTAATAATTGATGCCATCTACTTTATCCTATGCTATTGCTGCGCCATAATGGCCGGTTATATACCAATTCGTTCCATCCCATATGAGCGTTACAGCATCAAATTGAGATAGCGCAACGGTAGAACCTTGCGCAAAATTAGCGGGTGTTATAGTTGCCAAACCTGAACCTTTGTTCGTAAACACTTTCATTTCGCCTATAGTAGTTCCATTAGGAAGTCCTATTGCTAATGCTGTACCTGAGTTGGCGATTATAAATCCTGTTGTTTCAGAACAGTCACCAGCTGCAGATTGTGTTGTTGAAGATACCGCGGATTTGCTAACTTGTACTGAACCTTTTGCTTTACCTACAATTGCTATACCTACATTAGTATCAGTGCCATCAGCGGTGATTGTAGGAGATGTATTTGTTGCTGCATTAGAAAGTTTCAAATCGTTAACCGCAGATGCAGTTGAAATAATCTCTAATAATCCAGCACCATTAACATCAGCAACTGTACCAGCAAAAATTGGATTATTAACTGTAGCTGAGTCTAATGTTTTATTCTTTAACGTTGCAGCTTCACTAGCAAATACAAATGTATCTGAATCAGAAAGAGCCGGAAAGTTAACATTTCTATCAGCTGATATTGCAGCTGGCTTAAAAACATATTGAAAGGTTGCTGCAATATTATTTAATTGAGGAGTAGTTAAAACTGGAGAAGTTAAAGTTTTATTAATAAGAGTTTGAGTAGCAGAATCTAAAATAACTGATCCGCTTGCATTTGGTAATGTGATAGTTCTATCTGAATCTGGATTCGTAGCTTTTAATGTAGTTTCGAAATCATCAACAACACTTCCTTCAAAAATTAAACCATCAGAAGCAACAGCGATTTGCCCACTTAAATTATCAGAATCTCCACCAAGTTTTTGGTAGATCTCTACAAAATTGTTATTGATTTTAGTACCAGCTGAACGAAGAGTATCACCCGTTCCGTCATTAGCTGATGAGCCTAATCCTATATTATTACGTGCCATTATGTATCCTTTAGAAATCTAGTTCTATTTATATCTATATTAGTTAATCGAGTCATTATAATCCTCAAATCTATCAAAATCCATTGTCTCAGCAGCATTACTCATTCTAATAACTCCAGGAACTCTACCTGAATCCTCATCGAATGTTGGTGAGTTAACATCTAATATACCATCTTTACCTGGTGCAATTGATCCATATGATGCAATCAATTCAGCAACTGGCATTGAAGCATATTTTGAAATATCCACGAGTCTAACGTGTGATTCGAATGCGTCTGAGTCTAATCCATCTGGCAATCTTGCTGTTATCTCCTGACTTGAAGTAAATAATGGTAATGTTCCTGCAGCTTCAATAACAACTGCAAAGTCGCCTGAATCAAGAAGAACAACATCAGGCATTGTGCCTATGCCGAACAATTTATCAGCTGTTAATTCTAATAAAACTTCTCCACCAATAAAGAATCCAGCAGGATGCACAAATTGACGATACAGTTCTCTCCATTTAACAATAGGAATACTTGATCTAATTAAAACTGAGAAAACTTGATAAAGCGCATTGTTCTGAATAAATTTAAGAGATTCAGAACCGATTATAGATTCACTTACAATGAACATATCTTTTTTAGGAAAAACAATTTGAACACTTTCGTTAAAGAATGCTCTAAAGAAACCTTCAGCTGAGTATGATGAACCTTTAACTCTATAAAAGTTTGCAAACATTCTAAGAGCTTCACGAGGATTTATGAAATAATCTCTTGATGCTCCTCCAGCAATCTCTTTAAATATTTGATCTAACTGAGCAACAGAAGCATGTTCAATATCTCTAATTGTAAATAGATCTTGAATGATTCCAGTTGATTCATCAGAATCTACGTATTCATAATAACCTTCAAGGAAAGCAATTAAGTTAGGAAAGTCTCGCTGAAAATATTCAGGTAGAGTTTCCTTTACTAGGTTTCCATGAAGACTTAATGATCTTCTATTAAATTCTGTAAGAGTTCTCATTTATAGAGCCACGTTTACTGTTTGTCTGTCAACCAATCCAGAAGCAAATGATGCATCATTGTCTAATGATATGACAAAGTTTCTTAATGGTTTAATTACGTTTTCATTAACTGGTGTAGAAGAAAGTTTAATAAATGTATTTCCTGATGTAATTGCTGTAGGATTAAATCCTACCAATTCAATCTTTCCAGTTTTAGGTGTGTATTGGCCAACATTATCAACTAACACATTATTAAGTGTATCTGTAATTTGTAGTTTAGTACTACTTAATGCGTTTTTAATCAATGCAATTTTTCCATTAAAGGTAAAAGTACTTGATGTTACAATCCTGTTGATATCATCGGCGGGTGCTAATGCAACAGGAAAGTTAATTTCATATTGCAATGATGTGTTAAGAGTTGGTTCAAATCTTTGTTGTACTTTAATGCCAACGCTTGAAGAAATAATAGCGCTTGATACAGCATCTACTTTTGTTAACAATGCTGATTTTCTAAATGTCTTACCAAACACACCAAGATTATCTGCAAAGAATTGTCTAACAACCGCACCAACAGCAGCTTCAGTTGATTGTAATGTAACACTTGTTAAGTTCGGATCAAAAGAGAATTCAACAATAGATTCAATAAATGTATCAATAGGATCTACGAATATAGTTCCAATTGAAAGAACCGAAAGGTTATCTGTAAGATTAGAAATGATACTATCTTTAGTAGACACCTTCTCATCATCTGTTGTGCCTGAAGCAAATTTTAATCCTACATAAACATTACCATAATTTGTTGGAACATTATCTTCGCCACCCCATGCAATAGCGTCAGTAACGTTTGCATAGTTCTTTAGGATAATAGCTTTATAATCTTCTGCTGTAACAAGTCTTTGTTGAGATGCGAAAGCAATAGGAGCATTCTGACGAATACTTTCAATTGATTGTTTTACTGCGCCTGAAGAAGATTGAGCAGAAGTAACAACTGTGAGACTATAACTTTCTGAGTTAATAACAAGTTGTGCACTAGGTGTAAATACTTTTGCGCCGTTAGCTTCTAGTCCTACTGTTGATAAGTATTCAATCTGAATAATATTACCTGTTGAAGGTGATTTACCAAACGATACACCATCACCAAAATTTAATTCATAAAAACCATTTGGTGTTTCTGTGATTTGATAAAATTGAGATATTGAACTAACTCTAACTGCTTTAGCTAAAGGTGTGTATGAAGTAAAATCGTCTGTGCTTGAGTTAGCAAATACTTTTACAGTTGCAGTTGACGTATCAATTGTATTATCTGGAATGATATATAATTGTCTTTCTCCGGTTTCACCAACATAAAAAGTTTTAGTTTTTAGCGTACCTTCATAAACAATAATACTTGTTTGGCCATTTGCATTTAAAAATCTATAAAGTCCTGCTCCATCATCAGTAGCAGTAATAGCTTCTAATGATCTAAATGTATATGTTACATCATTAACAGAAGAGGTGAAAGAAGTAAGTGCTGGAAGAGTATACGTATTTGATCTATTTGAAACGCCTGCTAAATTGAGTGAAATATTTATTGTTGCTCTTGATGCACTAATAGATCTAGGTTCATAACCTAATGATATTGCATGAGAAACAACCGAGCTTCTTAACTGCGCCGTATTGAGATACGATTCATTCAATGCAAAGTTTGCGATCAATGCATTATAATGAGTATTGTATGCTAATACATCAAGTATGTTACTAATACCAGAAGCTTCAAAATCATAATCAGCAAACTCAGTTTTAGCTGCTAAATATGTTTTAAGGCTATTCTTAATTGTTGTGAAGTCAAGCTGAGTTGACTCAATATTTGTTGCCATGTTATCTCAACCTCGATAGTGTTGTTTCTACTTCGACTATATCATTTAAATTTTTAACTTGAAAGATGACTTTGACTTTAACTTCATTTCTGTCTATGTTATCGCTAATCTTAACATCCAAAACTTTTGCTCTTTCTTCATAATTATTAATAGCATTTACTACATCATCTCTTAACGTAATACTTGTTGTATCATTTGCAAGCTCAAATAGAATATCATTTAAGTTACCACCAAAATAAGGTTGGAATGGTTTCTCATAATGATTAGTTAATAGCAAATTCTTAACCGATTGTTTCACAGCCGCAGCATCAGTTTTCTTATATAAGTCACCATTAGGCTTTAACTTAAATGTTAAGTCAATGTCTTGGTATGCTTTTGATCTTGTGCCAACTAATGTTTGGACTTCTAAAAATCCATCTTCAGCTGATAGCGCTCTACTTGTAGCCATGTAACTTTATTCCTTTAGGTCTATTTATAAAGTTATTTCGATGAATTCTTTATTACTTTGAGTTTTGTTATTGAATCTTGTTTCAATTTCCATCTTATAATTGCCGATATACGTATCTGAAACCAATGGCATTACAACAATTATTTGAGCATTCATCGCACCGCCTGGATCAAACGTATCATAATCCAATATAAGTTTTTCATAATAAAGATTATCTTTAAAGTATAATGCTAAATCATAAGTTTTTTCAATATCAGGCACGCCTTTTAAATTAATCAACTCATAGACAACAGCTCGTCCTGTAGTTTGAAGATCATTAATACTTCCTGGTGTAAGTATTTCACCTGATCCTTTTCTATATAGGCCTTCTACAACTACTAATCTGTGATCTTTAAATTTTCCAGAATCACTAGAAATTAGATTCATTGCTTCGGCCTGAAGATATAATTGTCTCGCAATAATCTGTCTATCTGCAAATGCTTGGATATGATCTAATGTAATCTTATCGCCTTTACCACCTAAGAATTTTGCTAACGTAACTCCTTTAGATAATTTCGTTTTAGAATTAATTTCTGTTCTGTTATTTGGGTTATACACAGGATCAGGAAGAATTGTTTTTGCAACTGGCTTAGGTACAATTTTCTTTGAAGCATCTTTTGGATTTAACTGGCCTATAAATTTGCTACCAATAATTTTAGTAGGTTTTTTAGATTCAGTTCTTCCAATAGTTTTAGGTGCTGTTTCGTTAAAGCTTGAATTTAGTTTACCTGCTCCAATCTGTGAACTTGTAAAAACGGGATTTGCAAAGGTAGCATCAGATCTTAACTTGCTTCTAATCTCTCTTGTGTTAAGTGGTTTATTAGTAACGTTATCATTCTTTTCATTATCACTTACTGAATTAAGCAATCCATTACCTGGATCAATTTTAACTGTAGGATAACCAAATGCACCCTTGTTTAAATAACCTGTAAGATTTACTGAAGTTGGCAATGCAGTAGCTTTTGGATCAACTGCTGTTGGAGTACCAACCACTTTCGTACCAGCTGAACCACCCGGTCCTAATGGAGCACTACCAGCTCTTCCAGATTCAGTAGCATTATCAGCATTACCTGTAAGTGATCCAACAAATTCTTTACATGTAACTCTTTCAGTTACAATAGCAGTATTAGTTGAAACAGTATCTGTTGCGGTAATTGAATGGCCTGTGTACATATTATAATTGTACATAACAATGTTCTGTCCACCTATCGTTCCAGTATCACCAAACACTGACATTGATTGCGCAGCAAGATTCATATCAGGAGCTGAACCTAATAATCTTGTTTCAGAAGTTACTTTAGTTTGTCCTGAAGACATTATTGAAGT